CGGCGGACACTATCACGATATTAAATTATACAAAGACCGCAGGGCGACCCTGGACCAGCTAAAGGAACAGCAACGTTTGAAGAAACTCAAAAAGAAACGGAGAAAGTGACATGTATAGCCTAATTGAGATCACAACTAACAAGGAGAACATGAAAAAGTTACCTATCACAGAAACCCAAGCACTCAAGAAAGGGGATTTCTACAAGTTCTACTACTTTTTGCCCTTTGATACCTATATGACTGGTTTCGTCTATCAAGGGCTAATGGTGACAATCGTCAAAGACTACCCCGAAGAAGTAAACGGTTGGGAGTTGGTCAGAGATAGAAAAATAGCTATGATAAGCAATGAACTACTAGAGAAGATGGGAAAGCTGGAACGGCACAACTTGGATAAGATGCGGGTCAACATCGATTATATTTACACGCCAATGTTGACGGAGCTACTGAAATACGGCGTTAACTCACGGGCTGACGTGGCTTACTTGGTCAGAGAGCTTTATATCAACGGTATGGACATGATTGGCGCAATTGAAATCTTTGCCAATCTCACCCAACGGGGCGACCTAGCAGGCTATTTCTTGCAAGTGGCAACATCATTTTTTGAGGGGGTGACTGTTTGAAACAATTAAAAGAGATTTTACAACTGAATTGGAATGAGGCGGAGTTTGGACAGTCTAAACTAAAAGCAGACTACAAGAGACAACTGTATAACATTGTGGCAGTTGATAGCTTGAATAATGCCTGGTACAACGGAAAAACTGTATTCATTCCTGATAACAGGATCATGTACATCACCGAGCAGAATGGCACAACAAAAAAATACATATCCGCAACATTTGAGAAAAAGACCAAAGGGAAAGGAGACAACAAAAAGGAGTATATTCATATCACTTACGACATGAATTTCTCACCCTTTGCTAAGTTGGTAACTGATTATCTGTTAGGGCGGTTCGTGTTCTATGGTGGTAAATTATACGACGTAAACAACAAGCAAGCTGTTCTAATGGATGAAATCACCATACAGAACTTATATGGCTTCAAGCGTGATGGGGAGTACGTTCTGGAAATCCTTTCAGGTATCGCCAGCAATATCAAAATTGAGCCAGTACGAACGCTACAGCCCTATCAGATAGCAGGGAATGACTTTATTATTGACTTGAAAGAACACCGCTACTACAGGACTAACCCAAATGAAGAACAATCCTATTTTAAGTATTACCCAGTGGACTACAACACCGCCAAAGATGGACAGGCTATGGCTAACAAGTTTCTAAAGTATGTAATAGCTGATGAACTTTCATTACACAATGCGACTTTACAAACCTACTACATGGCCCAGGTTGCCAGCGGTTTACGATCAAAGACCAATTTCTTCATTTCAAAATCTGGAGTACGAACAGGAAAAGGCTTGCGACACATAGCGTTGTCTGGACTATTTAACAAGATAGATGTGGAATTAGACAATCTTATCTCAAGAGGATTTGATGCACTCAATGCGTGGGCTTTGTTTTCAGGCGGGGAGATGGCTTTGGCAACGGAGCAAGGCGACATAGTAGGCGACAGGGTGGAGAGGGTGCTGAAGATTATCGCAACCGAAAAAACACACGTCGCCCGAAGCGTCGGAGGAAACCAGGGGCTTGTACAGTTGTCTAGCGTGCTATGTATCGATACCAATAGAAATGTATCGCTATCCGATGAAATGAACGGACGCAAGGTCCTCATACAGTACCAGGACAGACCAGAGGGCGAAACAGACGCAGAACGTGAAGCCGTCTTCGCGGAATATTGGCAGGCATTCACTCACCCCGATAAGTCTCCTAAGATAGATGGCTGTATTGGTTTCTTGCTGACTAGCTTGGACTATTTCATGGAGCAAGGGCAAAAATTCGAATGGAAAGCCGTTGAAGTTTTTAATGATGTGGATCTGGATGACTTTCAAATGTTGCTACTGAATACATTGACTGAACAGGATTATCTTGTAAGGACTGATAATCTATTTGTTGAAGAGCTTTATAGAAAGACCTACGGCAACAACGGAGTCAAAGCAAAGAATGCAATGGAAACCATCGGAGTGGGGTCAAAGCGTAAAAAAATAAAAAATAGGTTAGTCACTGTTTACGTTGTGAACAACGCTAAACGCTTCACAAGTTACAACCCTGAAAGTGAACAACCTAAAGAATTGAAGTTATTTAGCAACATTGATGACGTGCTTTGAGGTATCAAGGGGTACATGGGGGTTACATAGCTTTTAAGCAAACCCCCGATACCTCACAAACCCAGTTATACCAATACTTTATCTACTATTATATTACTTAGTACATAGGTACACATAGGTATATATAGGATAAAATAAAAAAAGATAATAATTAGACAAAAAATACATATACAAATATAGTGCAAAAAAACAAAAAAATAGTAAATATATATAGTAAAATCCCTGATACCTTATGAACCACTGTAAAAACTCAGTAAAATCAAGGGTTTGAGTGGGGTCACGGGTTTCACATACCCCTGAAAAAGTATCACAGGTCTAGCCAAAAAATGGAGGAAAAACATGAAAATTAAACTATTTTATCAAAGGCATAGCCAATTCATAAAGGATTTTGAAACGGAAGTAAATGACTTCATGTCAACTGTTGAAGTGATTGACGTGAAATATACTGAAGCAACCGCAGGACATTTTGAGCAATTAGGAACGAACACAGGCCTATTGGTCTTGTACAAATAACAGAAACGGAGAATAATAACATGACACTAAAAACTATTTCAGACACACCAAAAGCATTCACATTCCACTACACATTCAAAGACTTTGACACCGCACAAGTTGCAGGTCACGCGCTTATGGGCTATATGACAGGAACATTTGAACAACCAGCTATCGAAGTGAGCTACCACAATGACAACGCAGGCGGAGATCACAACCGCTTATGTGCGGAATATATAGCAGATGCTGAACTTACTGAAACATTCAAGCGGATTTGTGACAGTTTCCAAGATTACTACACCGACCCTGAGAAAAAACTTGAAGACCAGTACCGCCTGGAACGCACGGAACAACTCAAACAGTCAGAGGACTTTGACAGCCTACTGAAAAAGGTGGTGGCTTATGAACTGGAGTTAATAGACTATGGAGAACGTTTGCTGAGTGATGACCCTATTCCAATGGATTCAGAGACAGGCTACTCAACACTAGACTTAATCGGTGCTAAGGGTGTAGGGCTACTCAAGTCACTGGACGAAGATAACGAATACAGCGGGCTTGTTTATTACAACGCTGAGGCAGAATAGCAGAGAGAGGCAACTGCCTCTTTTTGCCGTTTTGCTAACCTTATAAAACCTTATGTAAAAACAGATTAGGTTTAGGCTCGGTTGGATAAGAAAAATAGGGAGGTATTCGGCATTTTTGGCAATCTAAAAGAGATAATGTTTAGACACGGTGGCGCGTGATGAAGCACGAGCGAAGCACGAGAAAACACAAAAAAAAAGCCAATGCGTACGCACTGACTCTGTGAATAAAACCTAAAACTATTATATCACAGTTGGAGGGCATGCAGTTGGTTTTATCAAATAATCAGTATAAATTCCTTGATAATGTTTTAATGAGATATAGACACTTACCAAGCAGAATAGCAAGAAGAAAGCTAGAAATAGAAACCGAACACAGTACCGACATAAACGTAGGAGCTAGCAAAACAAACCGAGTGAATAAACGCACGGAGTGGCTCGTAGAACACTTTGACAGTGATATAAAGCTGAAAGGGTTAGAGTGTCAACAAAGAGCTGTAGAAGCAACGCTAGAGGTCTTAGATGAGACCCTGACGCGAGTATTTGAACTTCGTTGGATACATGAACACACACCCGAAGAAATCGCTGAACTAACAGGAGCAAGCGAGAAGACGACACGGAAACGCTTGGAGCGAATTACAGAAATCTTTGCAGACTATTGGGGCTGGACATGATGGAGGGTGTGAACTTGATTTTTTTTAGATACGATGATAGACGAAAAGAAAACCATAGCAATCACTAAGCGGTACTTAAAACAATATCCACGATTGAAAACCATAGCACGCACTACCACCACTTTACAGAGTAATTGGAATGTATCGGATAAGGTAAAATCAGGAACGACCCGAAACACGCAAGAAGATAGATTACTGAACGCTATCGCTGTAAGTCAGGAAGTGGAAGAGATAGAGCGAACTATTTCAAACTTGGATAAGTTACACAGTGACATACTGACAGAAAAGTATATCAAGCGACAGAAAGCCGATTACGGTATATACCAAGATATGAATATAAGTGAGTCAGGTTTTTACAAAACATTACAAACTGCTTTGCTAGATTTTGCTTGTATATTCAAGAATGGGGAATTATTGCAGTATAAAGACGGCGGGTGATAAAATTCGGAAACACCCCCTTTCTTTTTGAACGGGGTGCTATATCGTTCGGATTCCACAACGCTCGCCTCTTCCGTGCAAAAAATTCCCTTTTTGAAAGTTTTTAGTAGGTGTTTTTTAGGAATACTGGTGAATTCTATTCTTCAAATTCAGCGGTTTTTGACAAATAGACATGTAACTTGATGCTTCTATTTATCAGATATGTATGTTTGAAAAGATACAGTGGGATACAGTAAAAACATGATATAATACACTTACCAGCAATCAAAAAAGCGTAGCTGGTTACTACGCTAGTTTCTTGCCTGCTGAACTCATTATTTTTAGTCTATCATGCTATAAATGATAGGCTTTTTTTGTTCCCCTTTTTGTACACTTTCTAGGGAAATGTAACGCTGTATAAAGTTTACACTTTTTTTCAAAAATCCAGTAAAATCAACTAAAAAGGCGTGTAAAGCAACCAAATGCTAAAGCCAAGCATACCTTATCACAAAATGGTATAATGGAAGGTACAATGTTTGAAAGAGGAAGACGATGAAATTACAAGAGGGAGTAGATCTTCATTTTATTGATACAGATCAGTTTACGACAAATCGTATACGTATTCGCTTTGCAGCTGAAATGAGTGAGGCTACAGTTGCTGGTCGTGTGTTAGTTGCAAATATTTTTGAAATGGGTAACCAAGAATTTCAGACTGCTCAGGCTGTTCGGAGAAGATTGGCAGAATTGTATGGTGCTCAGTTCTCGACCTCAGTTTCGAAACGTGGTAGGGTGCACTGTGTAGATGTGACAATTTCATATGTCAGTCCTCGTCACTTACCAGAAAATGAGGATATTACAGTGGAGATTCTTGATTTTTTATACACATGTATATTTAGACCACTGAAAAAGGGGCGAGGATTTGATAGCCAGATTTTCGAGGTTGAAAAAACGAATTTAATCAATTTTCTTCAGTCAGAGATAGAAGATAATTTTTATCATGCAGATGTTGAAATGAGTAAGCTTTTTTATAAAGATCCCTCTCTTCAAATTCCACGCGTCGGTAGGCTTGATTTGGTTGAAAAAGAAACAGCAGAATCAACTTTTCAGATTTATCGGAATATGTTGCGTATGGATAAAATTGATATATTTGTCTTAGGGAAGGTTGACAGAGAACAAGTCAAAAGAAAACTTGAAGATTTTGGTTTTACTTATAGAAATCCAAAATTAGAGTTAGAATATAATCAGGAATACTCAAACATCACGCAAGAAAAAATCGAGCGTAAACAGGCAAGGCAGTCCATTTTGGAATTGGCACATCATTTACAAGTAGTTTACAACGATGTAAACTATCCGGCTTTGATGGTATTTAATGGTCTACTGGGTGCTTTCTCCCATTCGAAGTTATTTATGAATGTTCGTGAGAAAGAAAGTTTGGCCTATACAATTGGCAGTCAGGTTTCTATTTTTTCAGGAATGCTGAAGGTCTATGCTGGAATTAGCCATGAAAACAGACTCAGGGTAATGAAGTTAATTAGTAAACAACTACTTGATTTAAAATGTGGTAAGTTTACAGAAGAAGAATTAGAGTTGACAAAAAACATGTTGATTCATTCAGCAACCTTGGCTCAAGATAGGCAGAATAATTTGATAGAACAAGTATATAATCAAGTTACCTTAGGAAATAGAAATTTAAGTTGGTTAGATTGGATTGAGGCTATCAAATCGGTATCAATAGAGGATGTCATTCGAGTAGGACAGATGATTAATTTACAGGCTGTTTACTTTATGGAGGGAACAGAAGAATGAAGTTAGTTGAGAAGAAGTATCCTTACATGAAAGAATCTGTCTTTTATGGGAAAGTTGACAATGGGTTGACAGTTATTTTGCTTCCTAAAGTAGATTTCCATGAGACATATGGAATTCTAACGACAAATTTTGGGGGTATTCATACTCGATTTACATTGGCTAATGGTAAAAGTGTTGTTTATCCTGCAGGGATTGCACATTTTTTAGAACATAAGCTGTTTGAAACTGAGAATGAAGAGGATATTATGAATGAGTTTGCTAAATTGGGAGCAAGCGCAAATGCTTATACCAGTTTTAGACAGACTAGTTACTTATTTTCAACGACTCAGAAAGTATTGGAGTCTCTATCACTTTTACAATCTTTTGTTCGAGAACCGTATTTTACAGAAGACAATGTAGAAAGAGAACAGGGGATTATTGAACAAGAAATTGAGATGTATCAAGATGATGCAGATTATCGCTTGTTTACGGGAATTTTATCATCGCTTTATCCAGAAAGTCCTTTGGCCTATGATATAGCAGGGACAGTTGAATCAATTGCTGCAATTACTGCGGATGATTTACATGAGAATTTTGAAGTGTTTTATCATCCAAGTAACATGAATTTATTCGTTATTGGTAATTTTGATTTAGAGGCAGTTTGGAAACAAATTTCAAGTTATCAAGTGGCTCAGATGGATAATCCAGCTCAGTCGTTTGAATTGGCAGGTGTCCAAAAGTTGCCGATACAGGAACATCTCTCAGAACAATTTGAAGTATCTACCCCAAAATTGGCTGTTGGTTTACGGGGAAATGACGAGGTTGATAAGGAGACTATTCAGAAATATCGGCTTAGTTTACAATTTTTATTTGCCATGTTGTTTGGTTGGACTTCAAAACGATATCAACAGTTATACGAGCAGGGAAAAATTGATTCTTCTTTCCAGTTCCAATTAGAGGTTACACCTGAATACCACTATTTGATTATCTCGGGCGATACTCAAGAACCCATTACGCTTTCTAGTATACTGATGAAAGCACTTAGGAAATTCGAGGATGATGCAGATGTGACAGAGGATCATTTACAATTGTTGAAAAACGAGATGTATGGAGATTTTATTCGAAGCTTAAATTCTCTTGAGTTTACAGCTAGTCACTTTGTTTCTCAGTATTCAGAATATGAAAATGTTTTTGATATACCTCAAATGATACAAAGTCTTCAGTTAGATGACATCAGAGAGGCAGGTCGTCGCTTTATTGATCACTGTGATATGACAGATTTCACGATTTTTCCAAAATAAGTGGGCGCAACCCGTCGAAATTTCTTTGGAATTTTGTTAGAATAGTATACTGTACATGATGAGCGATAGAGAGAGGATATTATGAGACAAAAGAGTATAGGGGAAGTACTTAGAACAGCTAGAGAAGGACGGAGTTGGACATTTGTTGACTTGCAACGGATAACAAAAATCCAAGCTAAATATTTGCAGGCACTTGAGTACAATGATTTTGATTTTATTGCAAACTCAGATGATGTTCAGTCTATTTTAAAAGCATATGCTGAGGCTTTGGAATTAGATGCAGATGTTCTACTGGATGCTTACGAGACCAATAGTTTAGTGAAATATTATGAAGATGGAGAAGAAGAACTACGCTCTTCAGAATTGAAAAGAAGCTATAAGGTTCGTAAACGTAAAAAGAACTCTTACCTTCCGTTGATTTACTTATTACTTGCGACGGGTTTGATTATTATTTTTGTGACTTATATTGTTCATAGCAGGCTCCAAAATAGAGCATCTATTACGCCTACTACAACGTCATATAGTATAGTTGAGCAATCTGTATCTGAAGCAAGTAGTGGCACAGAGACGAGTTCTACTGAGCAGGCGCAGTCAAATTCAACGAGTTCAAGTAGTTCCGTTACAGAAAATGTGACTATTTCAGGATCAGGTTCTAACATTGTTGCGACCCTTAAAACAGTGACTTATCCAGTAGAAGTAACTGTAACAGCAAAAAATACAACGAGTTGGATCAGCCTTTCTGACACCTTGTTAGAGGGGGGCGTTACACTAACACCTGATAATCCAACAGTAACTACTACTGTTGAAGAAGGAGTGACTTCTACTACACTTATTCTTGGTGTTGTCAAAGGAGTAGAGGTAACTGTAGGTGGCCAAAAGCTAAATCTATCAGCTCTGACAGCAGATACAGGCTCAATTACAATAAATTTTGAACAATAAAGGTTTTATATGAAAAAAGAAAATATTCCCAATGCATTGACGATAGGTAGGATTTTGGTAATCCCAATTTTTATCTTGTTACTGACCGTTTGGGATTCAACAATTAGTCATGTCTTAGCAGCACTTATTTTTGCATT